TCCCTCAGGCGCGGCTGCAGTACCTGCAACTGCTCAGACCTGACGTGTTCCAGACCAATCAATAAGCTTGCGCGGCGCAATCAATGGCAAATGCCGGGATTGCAACTATGACCCGATAGTCGGTCAGAACTGGCGCAGACAGGTGCATCTGTGCGAAATCGACACCTGCCCGCTGTGGCCGGTGCGTCCACGGTCTAAGGCAAGTTTCAATTCTACGCCTCTCTCAGACCCCATATCGGCGCTGAGCGGAACAAAGCAGGCGCCAGCAGTGCTATGAGTATCCGGCGCATCCTTGCCGCTCTCGACGCTGATCTGCCCCCCGCAGAGAAGCTGCTGCTGGTACTGCTCGCGGATAACGCCGATGACAGCACCGGAAAATGCTGGCCGAGCCAGGCATATCTGGCCCGCAGAGCAGGGGTCACTCGCAAGTCGGTGAATCAGATCATTTCCAGGCTCGTTAGCAAGGGTCTGGTCACTGTTCAGAAGCGCTACCGGGACACCGGAGCACAGCGATCAAATATGTACAGGGTGTTACCCAGCGTTACACCCCCCTGTGTCCAGAAGTTACACCCCCCTGTTACCCAGGGTTACACAGAACCTGTCAGTAATGAATCTATTACTACTACTCCTATTGGGAGTTATCCACTACAGGAGAAATCCAATGGAAGAAAACTTAGTGCAGTCGAACAAGCAGAAGCCGCAACCGCAAGAGTCGAAGCTCGTCTCGCTGCCCGAAGAACAGCAGATCAGAGCAATAACGAGGCTCTGGCAACGGATGACCCAACTCTACGGGCATCGGCATCTAAGCGCGTGGGGGCAGTGCGCCGACGCTAACGGAAACCTCACGGATACAGCAGAGCTCTGGCTGCAGGGGCTGGGCAGATTCACGCTGAGCGAGGTCGGGAACGGCGTAAACAAGATGGTGGAAAAAGGCCAGGAATGGCCGCCGACGCTGCCTGAGTTTATGCACTTGTGCAAACCCAAACGCCTGGCACCGTATCACAAGATGGCGCAAGCCTTGCCGGCACCAACGGTAGACCGATCCATCGTGATGGCCGAGCTGAAAAAGATACGCGCCAGGAGAGCGGCTTGAAAATGCTCCTATGGTCATGGCCGACCATCATAGTGGCCTACCTGGCGGTGCTGTCCCTGCTTCTCTTAACCGGGTGCAGTTCCATGTACGTGAGCACGACCGTCGATCAGACGGAATACAACTGGCAATGGTCCTTTGATAAAACTGAGGTTCTTGATTGATGAATGAAGATTTACAGAAATGGGCAATCGGGGCGGTGTTGGTTATCGCCGTCATCCTTTTGCTGGCCGTCACTGGTGGCTGCACTGAGGTGTCGATGACAACCGGCGGTGTTGATGTTTGTCAGAGCAGCGGCGACACAGGCGACTGCTCAGACGAGCAGGACAACAGCGACAACAGCGACAGCAGCGACAACAGCGCGACCACAACCAATTAATGCTGAGTACCGGCACTTGAGGCTGTGCGCTGCCCGAATGGCCTGGCCTAAACGCTATCGGCGTACACCGTCCGGCAAGTACACCTGGGGCGAATGGTTCGAGCACAAGTTCGGCATCAGCCTGGACGAGCTGCGAAAGACTGAGGGACGCAATGCCGCTGACTAGGCAATTCATCCCGGCCGATGACGCGCCGCCCGCTCCGTGTGACCAGGACTGCTGGTGGTGGCAGCGTTGCAAGGACGAGCGGCTGGCCTGCTGGCAATTCGTGAGCTTTGTGACTAATAGCAGGCCTCAGGCGCCGCCAAAGAAACACGAGGCAACCCGGGAGATTTACGACAGCGTGTTCGGCAAGCGTAAACGGAAAGTGAAATGCAGCTGAGTCTGCCCTGGCCGCCGTCGGTCAATAACTACTGGCGGATGGCACGAGGCCGCATATATATCTCGGCCAAGGGCAGGGCGTACCGGGAAGCGGTAAAGCTGCTGGCTCATGGCAAGGGTCATTTCAACCCCGACACTCGGCTCGACGTCCACATCATAGCCAACCCACCGGACCGCCGACGCCGGGACGTTGACAACCTGTTTAAGTGCACGCTCGACAGTCTGGAACACGCCAACATATTCGCGGATGATTCTCAGGTTGATCGCCTGGCAATCCATCGCGCTGTCGTGATTCCGGGCGGCGCATTGCTGGTAACGATACAATCCGTATCTAACGAGGAATGATATGAGATTGCCACCAGTGGATAAGCCGCTGACATTAAAACAGGAGCACTTTGCCCAGCTCGTGATCGAGCGACAAGGCCGGTTATCCGAGGCATACCGCGAAGCCTATGACGCCGACAATATGACGGATGAGTCGGTCAAGGTATCCGCGCACCGCTTAGCCCGGGAGCACGAGGGCGTTGCCAATCGGATCGCCGAGCTGCGTGGTGAGCTGCTGGAACGACATAGGACGAGCGTGGACACAATCACCGCTGAGCTCGAAGAAGCCCGCCGCCTGGCAATGACCGAAAAGGCGGCAGGTCCAGCAGTGCAGGCGTCGATGGGCAAGGCCAAACTACACGGCCTCCTGGTAGACAAAAAGGAAGTCACCACACCGCAAGGGGTAAAGTTCGTAATGATGGCACCGGATGCTGAAGGAAAAGCCGGAGATTAAATACCAGGCATCGCCGGCGCTGTGGTCGTTCCATCAGGACGATGCTTTTGTCCGGGGCGTGATGGGTCCGGTCGGATCGGGTAAGAGCACGGCCTGCTGTTGGGAGTTGTTCAGACGTATCCAAGAGCAAGAGCCTGGACCGGACGGCATACGCCGGACCCGCTGGGCCGTGGTGCGCAACACCTACCGCGAGCTAACTGATACCACGGTCAAGACCTGGCTCGATTGGTTCGATGACGTGGGTGATTTTGTCAATCAGGATATGGTGCACCGGATCAAGTTTGAGGACGTCGAGGCCGAGATTATGTTCCGGGCACTGGATAGACCGCAGGACGTCAAGAAGCTGCTATCGCTAGAGCTGACCGGTGCCTGGGTCAACGAGGCCAGGGAAGTACCGCGAGCAGTGATTGATATGCTGCAGGGCCGTGTCGGTCGCTATCCCTCCAAGCGTGAAGGCGGGCCGACCTGGCTCGGGGTCATCATGGATACCAACCCACCAGACAGTGATCACTGGTGGTATCGGTTGTTCGAGGAAGTGGCACCGGATGGATGGCAGTTGTTCAAGCAGCCAAGCGGCCGGGGTCCTGATGCGGAGAATACCGACAACCTGCCTGATGGATATTACGACCGGCTGCAGGCAGGCAAGGACGATGAGTGGGTCCGGGTCTATGTCGATGGCGAGTATGGATTTATCTCTGAGGGCAGGCCGGTCTATCCCGAGTTCCGCGATCACCTGCACGTTTCGCGTGAAACCCTCAAGCCCCTGGACAATACGCCAGTGGTGATCGGTATCGACTTTGGTCTGACGCCGGCAGCGGTCTTTGGTCAGCGTGATGTGCGGGGCCGCTGGCGCTGGATACATGAGCTGGTGACCGAGGACATGGGCGCAGTCAGGTTCGCCGAGCTGCTGCAGAATGAGATGGCGTCGAAGTTCCCGGGCGCTGAGTTCCAGGTATGGGGTGATCCGGCAGGCGACCAAAGGGCGCAGACCGATGAAACCACACCTTTTCAGATACTGCGTGCCAGGGGCATCAAGGCACGACCTGCGCCGAGCAATGACTTTACGCTGCGCCGGGAGGCAGTGGCGACACCGTTGTCGCGCCTGGTCGATGGCGAACCGGGTCTGCTGATCTCGCCCAACTGCACATCGCTGCGCAAGGCTATGGGTGGGGGCTACTGCTACAAGCGGGTGCAGGTGTCAGGTGATGAACGGTTCCACGATAAGCCGGACAAGAATCAATACAGCCACGTCGCAGATGCGGCGCAGTACCTGATGCTCGGTGCCGGTGAGGGCAGGGCAATCCTCAAGCACCACACCCCGGGGCCAACAAAGCCAATCCAGGCAGATCAGGGTTGGAGTGTCTTTGGTTGAGCTACTACGTCATAGCGTTCACGCGCCAGGGATCACCACGCTGGTGGAACCGTTTTTTACATCCGAATGCGCTGCACGTCTTTGCCCTCAAGTGGACCGGCAAGCATTGGGTGATGGTGCATCCGAGGATCGCGTACCTTGAGGTGCAGGTGCTTGAGTATGACCAGGAGAGCGACCTACCCGAGATCGCTGCAAAAATGGCAATAGAGGGTTTATGTCGGGTAAACTTCAATCAACTGGATACAGAACGTATCCGCGTGCCGTGGATATTTGGACCTTGGACCTGTGTATCGCAGATCAAGGCACTGCTCGGTATCCGCGCCTGCTGGGTACTGACGCCGCGACAACTGTGGCGACATTTACAACGAGGGATTTAATATGGGTGCAGGCGGTGGAGGTGATGGCGGAGGGCAAGCTACGCCCGCTGGATTTGGTGGGTTCGGGTACGGCAAAGGCAAAGGCAAAGGTCGGTCCGACCCCGAAGGTACAGATACCGGGGGGTTTGGTTATGGTGGCTCGGCTGTGTCCGGCCGAGGCGGTGTGGCTGTAGCGCCAGGCGCAAAAGACGCAGCGAAGGAAACGCCCAGCGCAATAGCTCGCGCCTTGGGGTTATCCGACGCAACCCGACAGAGTAATTTCAACAACAACGCTGCACTGGACGCGGAGATGATGGCCGGTAATCGTCCCGAGCCGAACCCAACACCCGAGCCTGTAGCCGCGCCGGCACCAAAGCCGCAGCCAAAGCCGCAGCCAAAGCCGCAGCCAAAGCCGCAGCCAAGGCCAACGCCAACGCCAGCACCGCCCCCGGTGGTTTCAAAAGCCCCGGAACCAGCCTTTGATGCAGCCGCATACATGGCGGATATTCAAGCCAAATATGATG